TCAAGCTTTGCCACGGCTACCCCCATCGCTCAGCGCCCAGACAAGCGCGACCCAGTAGACGAACAGGGCGACCAGCAGTGCTTCGCGCATCAGTTGGCCCCTTCGTCCATCAGGAAGCGCATGTAGCGGGCAATCGCCGCTTCGCGGTCCTCGAACTCGACGCCCTGCGCCTCAAGGTCGCTGACGATCTGCTCAGCGCGAATGCGCGCAGCTTCCTCAGTCATGCCTGCGGTACCCCTTCTTCGAACGGCCCATAATGGTCGCGGTACATGTCACTGTCGGACCACGCCAGCGCTTCCGATTCGCTGGAGGTGACGCCCTTGATCTGCATATCCGCGTACCAACCCTCAGTCAGCACGTACATGGCTTCGCCCTCTCTGCCCGCAGTCCAGCTTGTGACCCTGCGCCCTGCCGCACTCCCTACAGCGCATCGCGCTCACTCCCCCGGCTCGTCGCTGATGTCCTGCACGCTGTTCGGCGCAAGCTCGCGGAGCAACCTGAGCACCTCAGCGGCAAAGCGCTGGATTTCCGCATCCGCGTGGACGCTGTGTCGCTTCCCCAGGACGTCTCGCCAGGCGCGCAGGTTGCCGGTTACGACCATGTCCACGGGGGCCGCATTCGGCAGAGCTGCGCGAGCTGCCTCCCTGGCCTGCTTACGGCTGTAGCCAGCGTGCCCGAGCACGTCAGCCAGCATCTCGTACACCTCAGTGGCGCGGTAGTACGCAGACCTGACGATGTCCTCAGCGGGGTGACCAGCCAGCGCAGGCGGAATCACAGGCTCAGTCGTGGCGTAGTCCACATAGCGCTGAGACACCACGCTGAACGACAGATGCCGATGACGCGTCAGCTCAGCCAGCAGGGAGCGGCTCACGTCGCGCACCAGGAACGTCACACTGGAGTGTTCCAGCACGCTGAAGTGGCCGTGGCCCAGGATGTTGGCCAGATAGCCCGCGTTCGCCGCCGTACCAGGGTTCTTGCGTCCGAACGACTTGTAGCAGATGCGGCCAGCAGCTTCACCCAGGGCATCGGCCCCGTTCACGTCCTGCTCGGGGTTCATGTCGTAGCCGTACGCGTCCCACAATACAGCGCCCTCGACGTGCGTGTGCGCCAGAATGTCAATGCGCATTTCGCGCCCCTCTCTCCTCAGGTACGAAAGTCGTAGGTGCTACAGCGGGCCAGCGGCCAGGAAGTGCGCCAGATCAAGCACGTCGCTGGGTTCATGTGCCAGGCCAGAGTCAGCGAGCAGCTTCAGCGCCACGCGGTAACAGTCCCGACGATCGGCAATCTTGCTGGCGACTGTCGGCGCGGCAATCGCCGGATCGATCTCAGCCACGGTTCAGGCAAGTGGCGACGCGCAGGCCGATGAACAGCACTCGCGACTCCTCGCGCCCCAGGGTGACCGTGCTGATCGTCTCGCCCTCGCTGTTACAGGTCTGAAATTCGGTGCGGTCGCTGTCCACCTTGCGGGTGATGACACGGTGTCCGTTGCGCAGCTTGTACATCATGGCGTTACCTTCCGTCGTTGTGCAGAGGTGTTAGCGAGTGGATTGCCTGCCTGCGGCGCTCAGAACGTCGCGGCCCAGTCGGCGAGGCTGCGCGCACTCTTGTCGAGATTGCAGGGAGCGCACGCCGGCACCACGTTGCGCAGGACGTCCCGGCCACCCAGCGCGATGGGCTGTACGTGGTCTAGGTGCTCCGCAGGCGCGTCGCAGTAGCAGCAGGTATGGGCCCAGCGGGTAAAGACCTCAGCGCGCTTGTACGGCGCCGTGTGAACCCTGCGACTCCTCGCGTAGGCCTGGCTGAACATGCGCCCTGCGCCACTGCGTGAGGAAGTCATGACCAGCCGTCTGCTTTCGGTAGGAACGGATGCGCTCAGGGTTGGATCTGCGCCACTCCTGCTTGTACTGCTGCCGGCGTCGGGCATCGTCCCTGTAATAGGCAGCGAGGTGCTCACGGTTCGCCGTACGCCAGGCAGATGACTGCGCTAGTCGCCGGTCACGGTTCCGCCAGTAGTACCTACGCTGAGAGGCACGGATGCGGACCTTGCGCCAATACCGCTGTCGCTGTCGCGCTGCTTCAAGCTCTCGGTTCGCCGCGTGGTATTCACGAACTCTCTGACGCTCACGTTCAGCGTTAGCGGCGCGGTACGAAGCGTTGTAGGCCCTGCCGCATTCCTTGCACTGCGAGTTGTAGCCGTCCGATGCTGACTTGCGACGGGGGAAGGCGGAGAGGGGTTTGACCTCTCCGCACTTCGAACAGCACTTGTGCTCAGCACTCACTTACAGCCGCCACGACCAAGGTTGACAGTCGCAGCCAAAGCCAGGGCGGTTGCCTCAGCCTCATTCCGGGCAAAGAGCGCGATGAACTTGCTGGCGAACGACTTCAGCCCCTTGGATCGCGCCTCACGTACGTTCTTGACGCCAGTGCCCAGATCAGCGGCAAGCGCTTCGTCATCGCCGGCCACTCCAGTTCCGTAGCAGCGCGCGTCACCGATGCCGTACGACATGGCGATAACCTTGCGGCGCATTTCCGAGAGGGACTCCAGCGCGGCACGAACCATGCCCACCTTGGCAGCGCGCTCATCCTGGCGTTCGTCGGCGACGTCACGCAGCTCCTCGATCAGGTCGCCCTCTTCGGCGGTGCTCACGGCGCTGCGGAGAATGGCCATGGCGTCCAGCACATATCGGCGCTGCTGCGCGTCCCTGGGAACGGTCAGCGTGTCTTCCAGCTTTTCGACCAGCGCCGGAAGATTCGCGGAGAACATGCGCGGCGTGGTGCGCTGAACCGTGGCCCCTGCGTAACGCTCCAGCACCTTCAGCGCTTCGAGCGCAGCACCGTGGCCAACCTTGGGGCGGATAACGGCCGGCTCGTCCTCAGGCGTAGCAACCAGCGTGTCAGCGATGGAAGCCTGTGAGTTGAGTCCAGGGCTTCCGTACGTCTTGTTTGTCGGAGCGTCGATCGACGTGATGCCCTGGAAGGCCAGCCGCGCGGAGTAAGCCCGATCGGCACTCAGGCGGACACCCTTGGGCGGGGAGGTCTGCGCCAGCTTCTCAGCGCGGTGCGGGTCGCCCTCAGCCTCGCCGTGAAGCATGCTCATGAACACCTTCACGGCGTCCTTGTCAGCGCCCTGATAGCGGGTGGCCCGCACCTTGTCCTTCAGCGCGTCTTCCATCGAGTGGTACAGGTAGCCGATCGTCCGGTCAACGCTGAGACCCTCGTCCACTCGCGGAAGCGCCCTGAACAGTGCCTCCCGAGCGTCCTGCTTCAGGTCGTCCTTGTGGTCAGCGCCGTTCGGCAGGCGGAGCGCAGCGAGGTTGGCCAGTCCGTTGATGCGGCTTTCCATCGCTTCGAGCAGGGCGCCGATGCTGGCGAGGTCGTTGGCCTGGGCTGCCTTGATCTGGGCAAGGGTGAGCGACATGGGAAGACTCCGATCAGGTGGGTTCGCTGGGGTGTTAGCGAGTGGATTGCCTGATCAGAGTTCGGCCGGAAAAGTGCAGGTCAGCGCCTATGGCGCAGCACAAATCAACAGACGATCCGCCTGATCAGGCGGGGTCTGCTTCGCCAAGGTTCCGGCCGGACGCCTTGGTGTCGCTGTCGTGAAGTGAACGGGAACTTTCGTAGGTGGTCAACGACTTTCGTAGGTGACCTACCTAGTTAGACACCCTGGTCAGACCGCTAGTTGCAGCAAATTCGAAGGCGTGACCACACTTCATCCTTGGGAACCACAGATTGTGTGGGCGATGTGAACGCCGTTACCTACGGTTCGAAGGTTCGAACCCTGCACAGATGTTCTAGGTCACAACTGAGAAACGGCCACGCTCTGTCACCAGAACATGGCCGTTTCTTACGCTGCGCTATAGGTCAGCTACACATCCGCGCCGTACAGGCTGCCCCATGAGCGCTTGCCCACCTCTGCCTCAGCCTCGATCGGGACGCCGAACAGATCGAACGTCATGCAGCCCTCAATGGCCTTCGCCATCTCTTGGGCATCCGCCTGCGGAACGCTCGCGAGGACTTCGTCATGGATCGGCAGGCGCATGTACGGCAGCAGGCCGGCCTCTTCCATGTTGATCAGCGATTGCCCCAGGACGTCACGCGCCGCTGACTGAACGGCGTAGTTGGTCACGGCGTACACGCGCTGCTTGTCCACGGGCAGCCGGCGACCGGTCACGCTGATACCCACCATGCCGTGCTGATAGGCCTCACGCTGGAGTGCTCGGCTGAAGCGGGCAATCTCCGGGTAGGCACGGTCGTAGGCCTTCAGCGCGCGGACTACGTCATCCTCAGGGGCGCCTGTCTGCCTGCTGATGCTGGCTGCACCTCCCCCGTAGACCTTGCCGAACGCGATGCCCTTAGAGATCTTGCGATGCTTCGGAGTGAAGTCGTCGCCAAAGACCAGGCGTGCTGTGAATGAGTGCAGATCCTCGCCCTTGCTGATCGCCGACTTCATCCGCTTGACGTCAGCCAGCGCCGCGAGCACGCGCAGTTCGACCGCAGCAAAGTCGCACGACACCATGACTTCGCCCTCGTCAGCCAACAGACAGCGCCGGATCATGGCGTCCCCGCTGGGGAGTGTCTGAAGGGCCGGCCGCGTGATGGACATGCGCCCTGTTCGCGCCTGCATGCTGTTCAGAAAACTGTGCACCCGCCCATCAGCGTCGACAGTCTCAAGGAATGTCTGCGTATAGGCACTGCGCCACTTGCCCGCGCGCTTGCTCCGGATGATGGCCTCAGCGAGCGGGTTGGGCTTGCGGGTCCCGAGAGGCTTGCCGCTGTTCTGATCAAGGTCAGCGAAGCGGTGCAGGACAGACTTGTCCACGCGCGGTAGCCCACTGTCGGTTACGTCTGACCACACCTCTCCCATCTCAGTGAAGGCAGTGCGGAGCTGTGCCGCAGCGTTCACATTGCTGACGCCGTAGCGCAGGGCAGTTGCCTCATACATCAGCGCTTCGTCGCCCAGCCGGCCGTCCAGCTCTCGCGTGTACTCGGAGTCAAGCACCAGGCCCGTTCGCTGCATGATCGCGCAGATTCGGGCTATCTCGTGCTCGTAGGCGACAAGTCGGGGGCGTACGCCAAGCGTCTCCAGCTCAGCGTCAAGGGCGACGTCCAGGCGCGCAGTGAGAATGACGTCCAGGCCGGCGTACAGGAGATACGTCGGGTGGTCCAGCGGAATACCCGCCCAACCGGTTGACTTCGTCAGCTTCAGCGAGCGGAATACCGCCGTCAGATCGCCCTGCGTGTCAGGCGCATTGGGGTCCAGATACCACGCGCTGAGCGGCTTGAGGGCAGTACCTCGCCCACCTTCCTGCGGCTGCCTGGGGTCGACCAGTCCGGCCTTGAGCCGAGTGTCGATGGTGCGCGGTGCGAGATCCTCGATGCTGACGCCCGCATGACGATCGAGGACAGCCCAGTCGAACGGCGCGTTGTGGATCTGGGCTTTGCCGATCAGCCGAAGAGCCCAGTGCGCGACCTCAGCGAAGATGCCACCCAACTCATACGGGATTACCCAGCCGATCTTGCGGTCACCGAACTGCACCGTGCGCAGGCGATAGCCAGGCGAGTAGATGTCGAGTCCGGTCGTTTCAGTGTCCAGCGCAATCGGTCCGCGCTTGTTCGCCACCTCAAACCAGTAGCGGAACGCCTGAACGTCAAATGAGTCTTCCGGCACCCTGATCTGAACCGGGTCACCAGCAATGCGGTAGTCGTAGACCTTCACGCGCTGAGCCCCTCTCGCTGGGCAAGGAACTGCTGGCCGATGTACTGCGTGTACGCCGGCGGGATTGCTTCGGTCAGCTCTTCGCGCACGTTCGTCCAGTGGATATCCATGGCGTCCTGCATCTCAGGGACTGTCGCCTTACCTCCGCCAGCGCCATACGCAGCGACGTACGGTCCGTCATGCCATTCGCCGTGCCGGTATCCGCGCACTCTCCCCCGATGCTTCTTATGGGCAGGGGCCGGCGCCGACCAGTTGACCAACTCGAACTTGCGATGCCGCAGGACGCCCAGCCCGAACATCTCGCCACAGAGCACCATGTCAGGGCGCGAGCGCGGGTTTTCGATGGAACCGGGGACGCCCGACGCGTACATCAGGTCGCGTATCGGCTCGTAGAGATCCACATAGCGGTCAGCGAGGTGCGCATTCGTACCCAGCGTGAGCGTGCACTTCGCCTGACAAGGGGGTGAGACATGCACGTAGCTGAACTGCCGAACAAAGTCGACGTCGCGGAGCACATCGAGAATGTCAGCGCGCATGAACTCGAACGGGTACCGATCCCGCTGCTCAATGTCCACACCGACAACGCGGCGCGCACCCGCTCTCCTGAATCCATCACTCGCTGCACCAGCGCATGAACAGCCGTCCAGAACGTCAAACACGGTGAGTCTCCTTATGGGCATGCAAAAGGGACTCAGGTACGACTTTCGTAGCTGAGTCCCTCTGCGTTGCGTGTTGTGTCGGCTACTGGCAGACGTCAGCGCCCAGGCCTTCGCTGCTAGTCGCCTATCAGCTTCCGGAATTCGCTCTTCACGTTGGACTTGATATCGGCCATGTCGTCCTCGAACTTCCGAATAGCCGGACTGTCTGACGCAAAGATGCCCGGACCAGCAGGCTTCGGCGAAGCGTCAGCGGAGCGAATGCCCACCAGCGCAATACCCTTGTTCGTCTTCTTACTCGTGATGCTGCGCTCTTCCATGGCCCTGTAGAACGCCTGCCGTGTCCACCTCTCGCGCTGGGGCAGGTTCTCGGCCTCGCACCACTCCAGATAGGTGTTGAAGGCTTCGCCGCCGACCATGGTTGCTGCGGGGTCTTCGACAAGTACGCCAGGGAAGAACCCAGCGAGGGCATCCGAGGTGCGCCGGTATTCGTCGCTGGCGTTGACGACCTCAGCGGGATCGTCCAGGCCAGTGGCGAACCAGTCGGCTGCGCCCTGAACTGCCCATGCGGCGATTCCCTGCGCTTCCGCGCGCAGCTTGGCGTCCAGCTCGTAATCCCGCTCATGGGGCGCGAAGTATCGCTTGAACGGAATCATCTTGACGCGTCGCCAGAGACCTTCATCCTGGCCCCGGAATCTGGGCTTATGGTTCGTTGCGAGCATCAGCAGGAATGTCGGCTTGAATTCGAAGAACTCCTGTCGGAGGAATCGCGCGCTGACCATGTCTTTGCCGGTGACGCGCTTCAGCACAGCTTCGCTCATGGGCTTTCCGCTCTCGCCCTCCGATGCCATGACCAGACGCGCAGCCCGCAGCGCCGCAATATCGTTCGGGATTCCGCCGCTGGCCTTTTCCTCGAACGTGGCGAACGGAGTTGTCTTGGCGATCGCACTGAAGATGTCAGACAGCGTATCGGTGTAGACACTCTTGCCGTTGGCGCCCTTGCCCCAGAGAACGGCAAACGCCTGCTCATCCGTGTAACCGGTGATCCCGTAGCCAGTGAGCCGCTGAAGATACGCCGGCATGTCAGGCATCCCAGGCATGATCTCTTCGAGGAAAGCCAGCCAGCGCGGACACTTCGCCGACGCGTCATACTCGACAGCCAGCGAATACGTGAGCATGTCTTCTTTGCGATGTGGCCGCAGCGTCTTGGTGCGCAGTTCCACCGTGCCATTCGCGAAGCTGAGCAGGTCGGGCCTCGCATCGAAGTCCTGCGCTGCCACATACACGCTGGGCACGCTTCGCAGCTCGGTCATCAGGTTGTCGATGTCACGCGTCGACAGGAAGAGTTTCGCCTGATCACCCTTGCCAGCGAGCACCAGCGCGGCGCCCATCCGGTGGATCTCTTGGCGTACCTTGACCTCGCTGCGCTCCCAAACCTGGCCGTTCCATACGTAGTAGCCCAGACCAGGCGCAAAGCGGATACGCCCTCCAGACCAGGCGACCAGCGCATGGGCCCGCATCGCGTCGCTGTCGCCGTACCGTTCGACGAACTGAGCCAACAGCTTGCCGGCCTCAGCGACTTGTTCGGCGTCGACCAGTTCCGCCCCAGTGGCCCCCGCTAGTTCAGCGGAAACAGCCGCGCGAAGTTGCTCTGTGCTCGATTGGGCGGGAGTAACCGACTTGATTGCCGAATGGAACGCGCTCGGGAAGCTTGCAGGGTCCTGCTCGCGCCACGCTGTGAGGTCGTCTGCGCCTTCCGGCAGCTCCATCGTGTGTACGTCAATGCCGTGGCTCCGGAGCCCATCAGCGACTCGTCGATTGAATTCCTGCCCTGCGCGATCGCTGTCGCCTGCCACGATGACCATGCGGCCCTTGAGCCCGTGCGCGAGTTCGCTGAGCAGTTCCGGGTTATTGACAAGGGAGGCCCCACGGACCACGACCGAGTCATAGCCCAGCGCGGTAGCCGTGAGCCCATCGCCGGGCCCCTCCGTGATGATCCAAGGGGCATAGCCGGCCTCCCCGCGCAGCACGCCGTACGGCCCCCAGCGGAATCCCTCAGGGTTCGCCAGCGACAACCAGCGTCCGGGGCAGTTACCGGTCAGATCACGACCCTGCAAGCCGTGCGGCGTGCCGCTGAAGTCCATGAGCGGAACCGTGAGTCTGGCGTAGCGCCGGAAGGCCGGACTGAGCGATTCCCAGCGCGGGGACACTGTCCCATCGTCGACACCGACACCCAGTGCGTGGGCAGTCATGGGATCCATACCGAAGCGGTTGCGCAGGTAGATTCGCGCGTCCATCGACCAGTCTTCGTCGCCTGTGAGCCGCTCGCGCGTGTCGCTGACGTATCCCTTCAGCGCTTGCAGGTGCGCCAGCCCAACCAACTCAGGGCGCTCACTGCGCACGGTCGGAACGTCGCCGGCAACGTCGAACAGGTCACGCCATGTCAGCCCGGCAGCCTTGACGATGGCCTCAGGCTCGCAACCAGCGCGGTCCGTGAGTCGAACTTTCCGATCGTCGCCGACCCAGATGCGCAGGGAAGGCTTGCTGTCGTTGTGGCCAGGGCAGACAGCGAGGAATCCCCCGTCCGGCTGTTCACTCACCTCTGCGAACCTGCCCAGTAGTTCGTCAATCTGCATGCGCGTAGCACGTCCTTCCGTCGATTCGCAGAGGTGTTAGCGAGCGGATTGCCTGCGGCGCCTCATGCGGGCAAGGATCAGCGCATCGGACGGCTGAATCCACGCATGCCAGCCGACAGAGTTTTTCCAGCGGCGCCCATGGGTGCGCTGAGGGATGCCGCAGCCAGCACAGGAATACGGCTCGTGCATAGCACTCCTAGAACGGGTAGCCGATCGTTGGGTTCGCCGGCCCGAACGTCCCAGCCCACTCAGCCAGGGTTTTGGCGCCCTTGGACAGGTTGCAGTGGGCACATGCCGGCACAATGTTGGATTCGACGTCAGCGCCACCCTTGGAAAGCGGCTGCACGTGATCGAGATGCGTCGCTAGGTCGCCGCAGTACGCACAGGCATGGCGCCAGCGTTCGAGGATCGCCGTACGGCTGTATGCCACGTGTTCCACGCCGTAGGACTCAGCGCGGCGCTTATGGGTCAGCTCATGGCGCTTGTCAGGCGACAGCCGGCGATAGTAGTTCTTGACGTGCTGGGCAGCCTTCTTACGGCGACACGTCGCACATGCGCTGGAAGGCTTTCCCTTACTCGTGACGAATTCGCCTGCGCCCTTTCGGCGCCCGCATAGTCGACAGTTCTTGTGCTGGGGAGCTTCGCTCATGGCTGCGCCACCTCCGTAAGCGGGCCGAACACCCTGGCCAGCCCCTCATAGGTGTCAATCCAGCACCCATGAGCCAGGTCAACCCAATACCCGCCTGATCGTTCTTCCCAGACGTCTCCATCGGCGTCACGAACCATGCGCGCATCCATCAGCGAACCCACCTCACGTCAGCCCCACGGGACACTGCATGCCGGACAGCGTCGACGTACCGGCACCACTCTGCCGATTCGCGAATTGCTGGCTCCAACCAAATCGTGTCTCCATCGCCCATCTGCCGGACGTCACCCATCGCCGGGAACACCCGCACCTTCACAGCCCGCTCCAACGGAGCACCTCCTACGAAAGTCGTATGTGCTTGGACAGCAAAAAGGGGCCAGCGGTGCGCGAAGCACTCACTGACCCCTCTGGGCATCGCCCTACTCGCTGTCGACGAACCCTGCCGTTACCAGGCGGACATGTTCGGCCGTGATCCACTGCGGGGCAGCCGTGCGCCTCTTGGCGAATCCCGACTCAACGCCAGTCGGCTGGACGTGAACCACAGGCACCAGCACCTTTCCCACATCCGGCACGGCCACCAGTCGGGTGGACACCCCGTCCGGCAGGATCACGGCGTCAGCCATGCGAACCCGGTTGCCGTTCCGCGCTGCGTAGGCGATCAGGTCGCCCGGATACAGCTCGTTGCCTGCATAGTCCGTGACTACTCCGCGCTTACCCACGAGCGTCGCTCACCCGCTCCCAACCGGTGCCCTCAGCGGACTTGCTGAACAGCCAGTAGCCGCGCGGATGCTTCCAGATGGGCGCCTCACCCCTGAAGAGGTTGGTGTCATCGACGCCTGTGACCTTGAGGACGTCACCCTTGCGCACGTCTGCGCCGTCAAGGTTGCTGCGCAGGATGCGGATCCGGTCGCCGGCCTTCAGTGGACGCTTCGCAGGCTCCGGCGCAGAATCGAGCGCAGCCAGTACCGTGTCGGCAGCGTTGAAGTACATGCGCTGTCCAGCGGCGCCCATCACACTGAACGGCTGGGAACTGCCATAGCCGGACAGCTCACGGAACAGCGCCTCAGCCACCAGCGTGCGTCGATCCTTGATCGCTGACAGTTCGGATTCCCGCGCCAGCGTCACCGTGTCGTCAGCCTTGCGGATCAGCCAGCGGTCAGCACCGTGCGTCTTGTGCGGTCCGCTGATGATCTCGGCAGGCATCTCCATGCCCTTATAGGTGACCTTGTCACCCTCGGAGTAGCCCATGCTCTCTCTCCTCTGCTCGTGGTGCGCAGCACTTCCTACTGCCTCAAGCCCCGGGCCTGCGGCGCATCAGCGCTACAGACTCGGGGCAAGGGCTACGCGCTAGAACGTCTCAGGCTCCACAGCCAGGGAGTCATAGTCGGTCGCAGGGTCGATGGCGTCAGCCTCGAACAGCATCGGAGACTCGTCGAAGTAGGCAGCGATCACGTGCACCTGCGCACTGGCGGCGCTCATGTTCACCGGTTCGGCCTTGACGTTCCGCTTGGTGCCCTTGGCGACGACTCCAGCCATGTGAGCGACAGCCTCACGGGCCTGAGCCGTACCCCTGGCGATCACCGTGGCGCTGACGAACTCGCCGGGGCCAACAGAGTCAGTGCGGGTAACCTCGTACAGGGCCATGGGGCGATGCCTCCAGAAGTAGAGTGCTGCGGCAAAGGCAGTTCCGCCCAGCGCGCAGAGAGATACGTAGACCATTCCGAACAGCGCAGCGTCATTCACGCGTACTCCGGGTCGCCGATCGGCTCCGGGTCACCTTGCAGAATGTTCCGGCGCTTGCGCGCAGTCAGAACCAGCGGCCGGTAATACGGGTGGAATTCCCACAGGGGGCGCGTCAGATATTCCGCTGACGCGCTCCCTAGGATCTTCGCCGTAACGGCCCGCTGAGTGGGGTTCAGCGGCATGTGCAGTCGCCCCTAGCGCTCTTCGGCGATGGCATCGGCGTAGCTGCCCAGAACCGTAATCTCCGGGTGGTAGTAGTCCACCTGCCCGTGCTTCTGGCTCATGTACGACACGTGCTTGATCTCCAGCCTGCACAGCGCCGGACCGTCGACAGCGTCAAGTGCATCCTTGACTTCGTGGATCACGCCGGCCAGCGTCCATGCCGTGGCGATCAGCTTGCCCTTACCCAGATCCTCACCCAGGCCGGCCAGCGTGAAGTCCACGTTGATCGCAGGCTTCGGGCCACGGTTCTTGGCTGCCCGATCCTTCCGTTCCTGCATGGTCTCGGGGCAGCCGCACGGCTCACCCTTGTCCTCAGGCAGAAGCGAGTACATACCGTCGCACTCATGGATCGGTCCGCCCGGACCACCCCACTGAACCAACTTGTCCTCAATCGCGCTGCTTCCAGCGATGACAACCTCAATGGCGTTAGTCTCAGTGAGGACGTGCCAGGGCTGGATCTTCGTGTGGTCATACTCCTCAGGCGAGCCACCAAACAGCTCAGCAATGCCCTTGGCGACGTCCTCCGTGTCAGCGACAACGCGCCAGTTCGGAAGACTGATGCCCTTCATCTTCTTAGGGTTCTTCGGATCCGGAATCTGCATGCCGGTCCGGAGCTGGAAGGCAGCGCGCTCGTATTCCGACTTATCGGTCTGGGGCGCAGGCTTCGCGTCGGGATCCGTCTCGAAGATCTTCAGGCCCATGTGGGTACCGCCGTTTCTGCGCTGAGGCGCGCTGAGTCATCGTGGCCAGGGGAGCGGGCAGGGTCGGCGCAGTGCGCTTCCGGCTGCCCCGCTCCCCCTTGTGCTGAGTAGTTAGCGAGCGGATTGCCTCGCGGCTCAGCGGTGCATCAGGCAGCGCGCGGGAACGTTCTTCGCCGGCATCGAACCCAGCAGAGAGCACGGCGCAGCGGTGTAGACCCAGATGCTTCCGCCGATCATCAGCACGATGGCCACAAAGAGGCACAGCGCTTCGATCAGGCTCGTATCACGTCGCTTCGGCATCGTCAGCCCCCACAACTTCCGCACAGGCCACTTCGCTGGGGGTTACACAGGCAGTTCGGACCACGCAGCGCGATGAACTGACCACGCGCCCTCAGACGTGCCTCAGCGCGACGAACAGTGTCGACCAGGTGTGCACTCATGCCTGTGTCCTCTCGGGGTCGCCCAGCAGGGTGTCCAACTTCGCGCCAAGGCGCTTCAGATCGGGTACGTCGTCGCTGTGGTGGGCGGCAATCTCAGCCTCAACCCGCAGTTCCCGAGCCTCTTCGAGCGTCAGCCGCACCCAAATCGGGGTACGCCGGCTACGGTTCTGATACGCGCGCATGGGCTACTCCCCCGCGCTTTCGCGCTGCCAGTTGGCCTCTGTCGTCTCGATGTGGCCTACGGCGCTGTGTGCATAGGCGGGGTCTCGGTACTTGCCCTGTGATGCCTTGGCGTCCGACTCAGCGCGTGTGATCTGAGCCTTCGCCGATGACCGCTTACCGTAGGGGCCGCAGTTCGTGACGAATGTCCCAGAGCCATCAGTGAACGTGCGCACGATGACAGCGCGGTAATACCGGTCGACCTCAGCGTGATTGCGCGCCATGCGCCTAGCCCCTCCGCTCAGTACCAGTGATGAACTCGCCGGAACGCGCCAGCGGCTTACCCAGGGCACGTTTCGCGCCGGCCGTTTCCCAGTCGTAGACGTTGCGCAGGTGCTTGAATACTTCGAAGGCAGCGCGCAGTTCATCGGCGTAAACCGGGTACAGCGTCCAGCCGTCCGGCGTGATGTGCAGGACCACGGCGCCATCGAACTCGGGCATGGGCTCTTCCGTGCCATCGGCACTGATGATCAGATCCGCATTGGCGTAGGCGCTCATCTGGATTGCCACGCTGGGCCAGACGCTCTTAGACGTCTTCCAGTCGGCTATGACGTGGACGTTTCGCCCACCCTCGTAATCCAGAACCCACGTGTCATCCGGGCCAGCGGACACGCGCAGCCCTAGCCAGCCATCGAAGGAGCCGGCGTATCGCAGCGAATCCGACCAGGCGACGTCTTCAGCGCGCACAAGCTCAGGGCGCACGGCGCTCAGGAACTCGGCGAAGCCACGCTGATACGGGACCATGTCTGGGTGTACGCGGCCGACCGGCAGACCACGTGCCATGCGCTCGAACAGCTTGTGGGCCGCAGTGCCAATGTCGGATCGCTGCTTGGTGTACCGCTTGGCTGCCCCAGCGATGTACCGCTTAGCACCGGCCCTGTCTCGGTCAGCCATGCGCTGTAGGTAGTCGATGGAGTCCAGCGCCAAATCGGCAGCCATATTGGCGTTCCAGCGAGGCAGGAAAGCCTTGGGGAGCATGTCGACGATCTTCGTCACGCTGGGGTGCCGGACATCCGGCTGGGTCTCGCGCCAGTAATGGCGATTCTCGCCCGTGGTTTCCGATTTGATGATGGCCACTCGGGGCCCCTCTCAGTGTTGTACGTACTGAGTGGGTAGCGAGTGGATTGCCTAGTGACGAAGTGCTGAAGTGAAGTGCGTTCGGGTTTCCCCTTACATATATAGGTAGATCTCAGATGACTGTCATTTCGTCACTTCATCACTAAGTGCAGGTCAGAGGGTGTGCGCTGGCGCTTGGCCCTTGCGCTGATCGTCACTGGCTACCGCCAACGCCACAGGCGACCGTCTGCGGGCATGAAAGAACCCCGCCCGACCACAGGGGTCAGACGGGGCTAGGAGGCGCTCAGACGGCTACACAGGGACGATGCGGGCACCCTGAGCCAGTCTTCCGGTCGCACCGCGTGTGTCACCGCAGGCAACTACGTTCGGATCACACATGAGCAGTCCACCAGGCAGAGGGCAGTGCTCGGCATGCAGAAGGGTCCGTGTCTCTGGGTCTTCGGTCAGCATGCCCATGGGGCGTATGAGCCGGCATCGCCAGCAGAGGGCGGTAGTCACGGCTGCGGAGGGCGCAACGTCGGGTTGTTGGGGTCGAATCCGAACATGCGGGCCAATTCCTCGCGGCTCGGCTGGGCTACCAACTCCCACACGACGTCTGCGGGCAGGGGCTCAGTCGCTGGCCCCTGCGTGACCCGGTAGCCGTTCTCAGCCAGCCACGACAGCCAGTCGACCACAGTGCCCGGCTTCTTTGCCCGCTCCCAGACCTTCAGCCATTCCGCTGCTTGGATCCTGTCCACGATTCCTCCCCTACGGGTAAGGGGCGCCAGGGTCATTCCCCAGCGCCCCACATCTGATGGTCCGTCAGTTACAGCGTGGCAGCGATCATGGCCTTAACGGCGTCGGCGATCTTCAGCAGATCTTCGCGCGCCTGCTTCTTAGCTTCCTCGCTGGCGTTCGCGAAGTCCTCGGCCCCGATCCGGCTGGCGTCCCGCATGAACGACTTGACCACGCTGCCGATCTTCTCATCCGGCGACTCCAGCGGCTCGTCCTGGTCCTCAGGCTTGGCCTCACCCGACTCAATGGCACGCTGCTGGCGCCATTTCTCCGCCTCAATCTCCGCCTTACCCTTCAGCGAAGTGTTGTAGTGCGCAGCGAGGAATTCGGACACAGGCACGTCAGCCGGCTTGCCCTCCAGCAGCTTGGCGAAGCGCTTCCGCTCCTCGGCAGCCTCAGGGGTGTCGCCGTCCAGATCCCGCAGGTACTTGGCCCGGATGTCCGTCCGGTAGTACTGCACCGACCTCTGAAGCGCGGTCAGCGCCTTTTCGTTCTCGTAGGTGCGCTCGAAACCCTCGCCGGCCTTGCTGTACAGCTTGCTCATGGCGTCGCGGCTTGCCTGTGCGGTCATCTTGATGTCCGGGTTGCCGTCCTTGTCCGGAATCCGGCGCCAGATGTCCAGTCCGATCGCGGCAATTTCCTTGGCCACTTCGGACGTCTTGCGGTGCAGGCGAACGCCCTCAGCCATCCGCTCAGCGCCCATGTCAACCAACTCGACCACGCCGGAAACAGATGTGTAGTCCAGCGTGGCGACCTCAGCGGCAGGGGCCGGCGCCTCCTTGGGCTTAGGCCTGGGCTCCGCCTGCGCAGTCTCCCGCCACGTGTCGCGGTACGCCTTCTTAGCCTTGGTGAACGTGATGGGGTCACGCCCCTCGATCTCCAGCCGGCCACGCGAGGGAAGCGAACTGATGAGCGCCTCAGTCTCCTTTTCCAGCGCCTTCAGACCGTCGATGTTCTCGGCTTCGATCAGCGAAGCGGCGCGCTCAATGTTCGCTTCGATCTGCTCGGCAGTTTCGGCGTGGTTCGTCTCGGTCTTGGTGTCCGCCATGGCGTTCTCTCCCTCGGTCAGCTTCGCAGCCTCGCGCCGCTCAGCGTAGGTCAAACAGGTCTTGCACGTCAGCTCAGCGTCAGTCTCACGATAGTTCGACCGGCCCATCCCCGGGGCGCACAGCGGGAAAACCTCGTCGCCGTTCGTGAACTCGGACCGGCTGTGCACCTTGCCACCATTCACGCTGACTACGTTCATTTCCCGCCCCTTGTCGTTGTCCCGCTGGTGAGTAACCTACAGTGCAGGGCACCCCGTGTCCAGCCGAAACACCTACGACTTTCGTACCTGGGAACGCAGAGAGCCCCCAACCTGCGGGATTATCCGCAAGCCAGGGGCTCAGTTGTTACACAGCGGCCTCAATCAGCGCATGCAGCGCCTCAATACTGCCGGCATTGGTCAGGGTCATGTCTGCGTCGAAGTCATCTAGCTCCGTTTCGCTGGCATGCTGCGCTGTCGTCACCAGAGGGCGACCGGTAGGGCGCACGATACGAACCAGGCGAAACCCGCGCGACCGCAACATCTCTGCCTCATTGCGATACCGGACGTCGCTGACGACTACGGGCATGTTCAGGCGCTCGGCACCGTTCAGGCTGCGCCGCAGCACGTTGACCCAGTAGTCTTCGTCGTGCTCGCGCTGGGCTTGCCCGATGCTCTGCAACAGCCGGCGCACCTCAGGGAAGTTGTCTTTGACCATTTCCCATCCGTGCAACTCCACAAGTTCACGCAGGCGCCAGTCATACACGCCCGTCTGAGTACGTTCCTGCTCGATCAGCGGGTTGATCCTGAGCGCGTGAGCCTTCAGCGGGTCAGCGAATGCCAGCCGCGTATACGCATGCCGGCGAACCAGATGCGCCGCTGCACTGTCTTTGCCGCTGCGTGCCTTGCCGATAAGACCGATGTTGTACATGGGCTACGCCCTCTCCTGGTTGGTTGCCAGGGTGTTAGCGAGTGGATTGCCGGGCTACGCCCCTAGGGCAACGCGCACGATGTCCAGCACTGCGTCAGCGGGGAAGCCAGGGACATAGCGCGCGACCAACGGCAGGGCGACGACAGCCACAGCCAGGATCCTGCGCTTGTTCCGAAGAGCCCAGCCCAGCGCCAGCGCCCACTTGTTCTCAGGCGCGGAATGCTCACCCATGGAAACTCCTGTCATCGCGTGAGGAAGGGCACGGCCACACCGACCAGTGCCCCGAGAGTGGCAGCGACGCCAGATGCCCGCCACACACGCTGTTCTAGCGCTGTAACGCGGGTACCTAGCTCCGCCACCTCTTCGTGTGTCTTGTCGTTGGCCAGGCGCTCATCCAGGCGGGTAGTCACCTCGGACAAGCGCCGTAGCTCAGCGAACAGCTCTGATGCCGGGATCCATGCGCCCGACTCTTCCGGTGGCATTAGCTCTTAGGCACCCGCAGCTTCGCCCAGGAACCAGCACCAGGCCAGCCGTCAGCGTCGGACCCAGAGTAGCCAAGCTTGCGCTGGAACCAGGCATAGGCAGCCTTGTCGGCGTCAGTCCACTGCGGGCCAGGACCAGACTTGTAGCCCCGATAGCCTTCAGCGACCAGCCGGCGACCCATGGCCGTGATCAGCGGACTGCGCGGACTGCGCTTGAACCAGGCAGCACCAGGGAACGGGGCTAGTGCCACAGGCTTTGGCTTCGGAGCGCTGGGCTTAGGCGCAGGCGGAACTGTTCCGGCAGGCTTGTCAGCGGTCGCAACGTAGGTGTAGCCGGCCTTACCCTTCAGCGCTGGGTCCGCAGTGACGATGCCCTCAGGGAAGGCCGGCAGGCCATAGCCGTAGACGCGAGAGGACCGACGCGCATGCTTCAGCGAGTAGACACCATCGCCCTGCGCAGAGCCGTTCTCGTTCGTGTTGCCTTCCACGGTCCAGATGTAGTCAGCGTCGTACTTCCAGACACGACCGACATGAGTACCGCCGTTGGCGCCGAAGAACACCTGAGCACCGATCGCCGGATACTCGCTGAAGCGACCACGCTGCTTGAACCAGTCGCACGCCACACGACAGGAAGCAGTGCGAGGCTCATAAGAGGCGCTGCCACCCTTCAGCGCAAGCCAGGACTGGAACGTCTGGCACCACGCCTGATAGTCGGACCACTCAAGGCCCGGCACCTGCTCGCTGTACTTCTGGTCGTTGTTCCAGCTACCGGACGCAGCGCGCCCCTCATGGTAGCCAACCTCGCCATGCGCCAGGCTAAGTATCTTCGCCGCTACGGAAGTCATGGGTCTCCAATCTGGTGGTCCGGGCAGACCACACACGGTAGGTAGCGAGTGGATTGCCCGGACCACGTACGAAAGTCGTAGGTGCTAGCTGATCAGGTTGTCCCCCGGCGACGTAGTCCCACCACCGAAGCTGTAAGACGTAGTCCCTGGGATAGAGACTGCCGTGGCGGCGGACCAGCCGTTACCGGTCAGGTCATTGTTGGCCACCGTGCCGCCTGTCGCTGCGGCATCACCAGTGATCCCGTTCGTCGATGTGCCCTTGACGATCCGGTTGTTGGTCACCATGCCATCAGTGGCGCCGGATCCCAGCCGAATGCCTACGGCAGCAGCGTTGTTCGTCCGATTGCCAGTCACCAGGAAGTCATTCGACGTGCCAATGAAGATGCAGTGATTCGTTGTGGTTCCGTCGACGTTGTTGCCGCTAATCGTTGTGCCAGTCGAGTTGCTGACGTTGATCCCGTTACTTGCACTGCTACGGACCGTGTTACCGGTGACCGTGCCACCGTCAGAGTTCAGGTTGTAGACGCCAGTCGACCCCATGGCGCTGACGCTGTTCGCCGTGACCACAGGGCGCGAGCAGTACTCGACATGGATCCCGTTCGCCGTGTCAGCGGCATTGCCCAGGATCGAGTTTCCGGAGATCACTACCTGATCGGCTGTCGCACCGCTGTAGCCCTGTACGCGGATACCTGAGTCCGTGGCCGGCCGCTCAATCGTGTTGCCAGTGATCGAGATATTCCGGCTAGTCGCCGAGTAGCCAGCGCTGGAGGGGTTCGGGACAGTGAGATGGATCCCGCTGTAGCCAGTGCCATTAATGACGTTGTTCGCAATGGTCACGCGCCGCCAGCCGTAGCCGTAAATGCCCTGCTGTAGCGTGCCCTCGATCCTGTTGTTGACGATCTGGATTCCGTAGTAATACTTGCCAGACGCCAGCGTGTGAGATCCGACAGCGCGACCGAACTTGCCGCAACGCTTAGACACACCGAAGTAGCAACCATCGATCAGGATATTCGCGCTGGGGGTGCTGTCGAAGGTGCCGATACTGCTGCTGCCGCTCACGCTGATGTCAATCTGGATTGCCTCACTGAACTGACGCGAGCTGTCACCAGAGTTGTCGGCGTATCCAAGGAACGCGCAGTTGAGTGCCTGGCAGTTCTGTGAAGAGTTGAACTCCAGCGCATGCGCGGTCGACGTATTCAGAATGGTCACGTCTCGCACTGTGATGTCATGGCCGTGTACGAAGTTCATGACGTCGGTTTCAGCGGTGACGCTGCCAGTTGTGCCGTTGAACGCGTTGCCATCCCAGTAGCCGCCCAGGACGGTAATGTTTCCGTGGCCCTCGTACGCGTTGAACACTTCGTCGCTGCGGAAATTCCGGAGCAGACCGCTGTTGCCAATGGCCTTGATCGTAGCCCCGTAGGCATAGATCGTTGTGTAGTCGTAGATGACGAGAAACGTCGACACTGCGTAGGTCTTTCCAGGGGTGAACTGGACGAGTCCGCCCCCAGAATCCTGCGCATAGTCAAGCGCCGCCTGAATCGCCACGGTGTCATCAGCCGTACCGTCGCCCACTGCACCGAAAGTCTCAACGTTGACAGTGGACGACGTATTCAGGCGCTCAAGCATGTACTGGAGTCGACCGCCTGTGATGTCCATTCCTGGGCGCCACATCTGAACGGGAGTAGACAAGGCGGAGTCTCCTTAAAGCGAGGTGAATGCAGGGTTGGCGATGTTCACCGCCGCGCCAGCGGAATGTGACTTGACGACCCCGTTCACAGAGCGCGTCACAGTGAACGTCTGCCAGTCGGCTACGGTGAAATCCTCGTAAGCCGCAGAAACGGGCAGGGTGTTCGTGTTAGTCGAGTTGAGCAGCGTGCGTACGCCGACACTGCCCGGCTGAGTCAGCGAGGTGTCAGTGCCGGTCACCTGCCACGCTGCCGGCTCGGTAGTTCCGTCCTGCCATGCCTTGGCGCGCAGAGTGCTGCCGGTCACCTGAAAGCGAATCTTGAAAAATCGCCAAACAGCGTGAGTGCCGGGCACTGTTGCGCTGGCTAGGTCGACCTGCACGCCGGCCACGCGCCGCTGAACGACGAGCGTCAACGTCTGGTTAGTGTTGAAGGCCAGCCGCCCGACATACAGATTGTTGTTGTCCAGGTACCGAGCGAAGATCGCAGCGAACTGCTGGCCACCCGTAGCGAGGGCGCCTGTAGCGACAGTCGTAGTGATATCGACGTCAGCAGATGGAGCGGGCAGGTAGCACGTCCTGAACACGTTCCGCGAGGTCATTACGTGCTTGCCCTCGCTGGTCGCAGTCTCTACGAAGTAGTCAGACGCAGCGCCGCCGTTGGTCGTCCAAGTACCGCCGTTGTCCGCAGCGCCCCAGCCTCCAGTGACATTGCGATTGAAGGTGTCGACCGTGCTTGCGCTCACTGCGCTCACGCTCATGACTTCGCCGGCTACACGCACGTCGTATGGCAGGTGCTCAGGCGCATCTGCCCACTGAGGGCCGGCCGTGGCCTTGACGCTCATGGTTGTCGCCGTGGTGGTCATCGCCTTACCGACGATCGATCCGTCAGTGTCCGCCTTGCCGTAGGTCTCGTGGTCGGTTACCGCTGTGTTCCACGGGCCGGCTGGCACGCAGTTGAGCGTCAGTTCCCAGCGGTAGAGATCGAGTGACTCGGACCAGCCGACTACGATCAGGTCTACGTCATCGTGTGACAGCCACTCAGGCAGGTTGGTCAGCCGAATGAGATCACCCTCACGCAGCGCCAGAACGCCAGGGACTAGCGACTCAGCGCCAGGCTTGTGCAGGATCAGCGTCACTGTCGGGAATCGCGCTGCGTCCCATGTGCCGTGGAACAACTTCCAGTAGGCAATCGGCGAGGCCTGGTCATCAGTGCCCAGGCTCAGCGTGAACGCAGCGTCATACTTGCCGATTCCAGCGGGTGGCGCCTGCACGCTCAGTGGACCAGAGGTCAGTACTGCGCGCCCAGAGCTGCCGCCATCGCGCGTAACTGTGACGTCGTTGGTTACGTCGGTGTCGTCGTCAACTGGCTCTAGATCTGGGCCAAGTCCTGGCGCGGTGTATGACAGCGTGAGGCGGGGTTCCTGCGTGTACATGCTGGAACGGTCTCGGTAATGCAGGGCTACGCGCCGCATGTCCTCGCTGAGTAGTCCCCCATCAGCAGCCGCAGCCGATTCGAAGAGATTCAGCAGGGTGTCCGGACGCTGATAGCCGACAGCCTCAGGGGTCAGCGGGCCAGGCGTGCGGCTGAAGGGCAAGCCTTCCTCGGTAGCTAGGCGGATCATGCGCTGTAGGTTGGTCTCACCAAGGTAGGCATCGTCGGAACCATCAATCAGCGTGTTGTTGGCGCTGTCGAGAACGAAGATGTGCCCGACTCCCCATCCAGCGGTAGCCGGCCCCCAGTCGCCGATCACGCTGCTGACGCTTCCGCAGGTTCCAGTTGCGACAGTCTTGGTTAGCCCACCCGCTTCGCCGCCGATATCCTGCCAACTGATTCGCCAGGTGAAACCGACGCCGTCAGCATCGTTCTGAGCCCAGAAGCGCAGGCGAGTCCACCCGTTGAATACGTCAGCGCCGACCGTAACGCCCTGTAGGACTTGGCGAACGTTGCCAGCGTCATAGCCGTGGACGACTGCAGTTCCCTGGCGCATAGTGATGTTCCAGCGCCGGATATACCCATCAGCGGAAGTGATGCTGATTACGTTTGCGTCGGCCACTGGCGCGATGTTGTCCGCGTTATAGACGAACTCCACCTGCCAGGCACCAGGCTTCGCCGCTGGGACTGGACCGACGAAAGCAGCGGACTCCTGTAGTTTCGGCAGGGGTGAGCTGGAAGGCAGCGTGTCCCATGCCGCCCACTCGACGCCGGTCATGCTCGCTGGGAACACTCCCGATATCGGCGAGTAGGCCCGAGTCGCATCCTGGGATTCCTCCAGCGGCCAATAGGCGACAGGGTTGCCCGATGGAATGCGGCGCCGCAGCGAAGAGTCAAGTGCCTTGGCACCCTGGCCGAGTCGGCGCATGAGGCCGTTGGCCTGAATTGGAGTCCATACGTCGCTGTCGTCAGTCGACCACTTGAGGGGCCACGTAGACACCTCGCCGACAAACCGATCTTCGCGATCACGGATTTCCGCATTACCGGACAGCGCCCAGACATTGCCCTGCGCGTCGGTCACGCCGGTTGACTTGTCTGCCAGCGCACGGAAGTCAGGCGACGCGATGACCGTTCCGCCGATGCCGTTGCGCACCTCAGCGCGATAGACACGGCCAATCAGTGGGTAGCGAGGGCGCTTGCCTGGGTCGTCGATTCGCCGGTCAGTGATGCCAATCTGTAGCGGCGCGTTGCTGGCGAACATCGTGTTGAACGCACCAGCGATTTCTAGCGGCCGGCCAATCAGGTTCCATGTGCCGGACAGCGAATCAGACCAGTAATAGGTGACAGTCGCGCCGCCCTTGCCATTGTCGATGTCCAGAGTCGCGCGCAGGGCAGCGCGGGCAGGTAGCTCGGGCACGGGCCATCCGAAGTAGTACGCGCTGGCAGTCTGGCCGTTCTGGGTGTAGCGGAAGTACAGGATCGGCCGGCCGTTCTCGGGAACCATCTGGAATGCCCACGACTGCTGACTGTTGGCGTTGTCCCACTTACCAATGAGCATCTGGCTTTCAGGGCTATACCAATTTCCCTCCAGCTCAATGCGAACGTCGATGTCACCAGTCGTGTCTAGCAGCGCCTTGTCAGCAGTGTACGCATAGCCGTCTGGCGAACCATCGAGCTGAAGGTAGCTGTCACCCGTGCCCGGAATGGACATGCGAAGCTGTGTATTCTGCTTCAGCTTGCCGAACAGAGGACTCATGGCGTTGCGCCGCGAGTACTTTCCGCCCTTGTTGTTCAGCGTCAGCGACAGCGAGGAAGGGTCAGCCGTCGAGCCCATATCCCGCAGTCCCCTACTGATCTGCTTCAGGTCGCGCACGTATACGTCCGGACTCACGTCCGTCCAGGCGCCGCCTAGGTTCAGTTCAGTGCGGATGTCTAGCGGAAAGCTCACGGCTGACCCCTTCTCTTATCGGCCAAACGCCGTCTGTACGTCTCCCCGACCATCGTTCTTGACGATTCGCCGGATGAGTCGCTTCATGTCTTCATCAGCGCCAGTGACGTCAAATGTGACCGTCTGTGAGTTGCGCATCGCTGCGTTGACTACACCCTTGGGGCTGACGTCCATAGCCATTCCGGGCAGGTCGCCAGTCAGGCCTTGCAGCCTCTTGCGCACCTGCGGAATCTGGTCTTCGAGTCCGCGCACAAATCCGCCGATCACCATTCGGCCGTTAGGCGTCAGAATCTTGCGGTCGAGTGGCGCCGGACCCTTCCAGCTAGTCAGCTTGCTGGTTAGCCCGCCAAGGGTGGACTTCACAGAGCCGACCATGGACTTGATACCGTTGATGAATCCCTGAATCAGAGACTTACCGGCGCCCAGCAGCATGCCGCCGAGGGAGCCCAGCGCAGCGCGAGCCTTGCCGGGCAGGGACTTGACCCAGCCGATCGCCTCATTGCCCTTGTTCTTCAGCGCTGTGACCAACTTGACGCCGGCCTCAAGGGCAACTGCGCCCAACTTGGCAGCCATCGGCTTTATCGCAGCCCATAGCTTGCCGGGTAGCTCGGTAAAGATGCGCTTGATGAAGTCGGCTGCGTTCTTTAGCGCTGTCTTGGCCAACTCCAGTGCTCCGCTGAAGTCGCCTCTTAGCAGCGCAGCGATAGCCTGAACGGCCGGAACCACTACGCTGGTGATGAACTCAGCTAGGTAATCGGCCAGGATCGTTGCCAGCTTCGCCACAAGGGCGATAATCGGCGTCAAGATCGGCACAAGCGCCTGAACAACCTGCCCAAGGGCGTTGAACAGAGGCACCAGCGCTGTCAGGATCGGCACGAATACCGGCAGCAGCGCCACTACTAGCTGACTGATCGGCGGAAGCAGCGGCATAAGCGCCTGAACCAGCGCCAGGAAGGCATCAGCCAGGGCATCAAGCACAGGCCCGAGTGCCGTGATGATCGGCATGAGGGCAGCGCCCAGCGTACGAATCACAGGGGCAAACCCGGCCAGCAGCTTCGTAAGGATCGGGCCGGCGACCGCGAGCATCTGACCCATGAGCTGACCGAGAATCGGCAGAATCGTTCCGATCACACCGAACAGACCGTCAAAGACTCCTGCCGCAGCGCCAATGCCGCCCGAGAGACCCTGTAGGAATCCGCCGATCCCGTCGCCCAGAGTGCCGAGACCAACGCTCAGGGACTCAACTAGCGGCTGCGCCTTTTCCATGATCGGGACGAAGCCAGAAACGAGTCCCTTGACCAGATTCCCGACACCTTCAACTAGCGGCTGAATCATCGGGGCCGCAGCTTCGAACATCTTGCCAAGCTGCGGGGCAATGTCGTCAAACACACCCTGCATCTGCTTAGCAGCTTCAGCGAGCGGCTTGACGAGCGGCTGCGCAAGCGTCTGCATCGTCTTGGTGACGTGATCCTTCAGCCCGCTAAACGCAGTCTTGACCTGCTCACTTTGGGCCGCAGCCATGACCCCCATACCGGCAATGGCCAGGGGAACGGCAGCCATGACACCAGCAGCGCCGACAGCGCCGACGCTCATGACCTTCATTGAGGTCGTCAGCCCGCCAAGCACCGTTTGTCCGGCCGAGCCCATGGCCCGTAGCCCGCCACCCATGCCCTGCCGAGCAATTTGCCCGACACCCCTCAGCGCCTGCCCGATGCCGCCCAGTGCGTCACGCATTCGCTGGCCGTTTGTCATCATGGCGTGCGCAGATGAAAGAACCCGGCCGTCAAGGCTGCGCCAGTTCCCGTCTGCATCCTGAGTCATGCCTGCCGTTGTGGTACCGACAGCCCGGATGGCGGATGTTGCCCGTCGGGCGCCTGCCGCTAGTCGGTCAGTGTCAATGCCAAGCTGAACTGTGAGAGATGCCAGCGTGGCCACAGTCACTCACCTCCTACGACTTTCGTATGTGGTCGGTAGCTGCCGCCCAGAGCAGTGTTGGCCTTGATGACGTCCTGCCAGATCTCCTCAGCCGACTTGCGGCGCCGGAACCATGTGGGCAGGAAGTCTGAGACCTTCGCTTTGCGCTTGCCTCCAGCGGAATTTGACACAGTGGCAGCGACGATGCCCGCTGAAATGTCGCCGCGTAGGCGCTCATCAAGGGGGCCGGTGATCTTTTCGTAAGCCATCCATTCGGTTAGCTCACGAGAGGACATGCCGGCCAACATCGCTGCCACTGAGGGCGCCTTCAGAAAGGCTGCAAGGCGGAAGTAGAACTGTCGCTCTGGGCGGTCCGTCAGTTTCCCGTTAGCTCTTCCACGTCGCTGTCGCTCAGACCGGACAGACGGGACGCAACCTCAACCACGCGGGTAAGCGCCTGGGCGCTCTTCTGGCCGAGCCGCTTCACGACAGCGTCACCCTGAAAGAGGCGCTTGCCAGACTCATCAACGATGCACGCAGCAGCGAGACGAGCCCGGTACATGTCCATGGCGCGATCCTTGTCAACGCCGTTCATCTGCTTGTTGAGCATCGCAGCTTCGAACTTGTCGCGCTCAGTGCCGTTCATGCCCTGCACCAGCACGCTGCCGCCCCACTCAGGGACGTCGACCGGCTCACGCAGCAGGTCATCGGCGCCAAGGATCTCATCAGCGGATAGGTAGTCCATGCGTCACGCCCCCTCAGTGATGACCGGCTTACCGGAAACCTTGAACTTCAGCTCAGCAGACAGCTTGTCGTCTACCGGCGCTTCCTGGCTGAATCCGGTGAGGATCAGCTTGAGGTCCCACTGGCCGATGCTCTGCGGGAAGACCATCTGATAGCTGCGTGGCTTCGTGTCCTCGAAGTCAGCAACCAGGACATCGTGAACTCGCGGATCATAATTCAGGTTGATGGACACCTCGCCGGCATCCTTCAGGCCACCAATGAACTCGCGCCAGCCGTCGACAGAGTCATGCGCTGTAACGTCGTACGTCTCGCGCTCAATCTCGGGGCCGTTCACACCGGTCACCTTGCCGATTGCGACGAACGCCTCAGTTGGGGTCACCCCGTCACCTCGCTTCAGCGCAATGCCGAATGCGTCAAGTCCGCTCATGCTGTTACTCCTTGGTCATGTTGATTCGGTACTGCGCGTTTATGTGCCGGATGGCGGGGTCTGGATCTTCGATCGTCTGGTGCTGGTCATGCTTTATGCGCACCTCGCTGAATCCGGCCACAGACAGTGCGACCCGATCTAGAGCGGAATCGACAGCGGCAAACAGGTCGTATAGCGCGCCGTTCCCTGGCCCCTTGGACCAGATGTGCAGCGTGGCCAGGCTTTCTAGTCCCTGTGCGTCATGCGTATCATCCGGCAGTTCGAGGATTGAGCCGAGGGTGACGTATGGAAAGGGCGCAGCCTCAGGGGGCCGGCTGTCGTACACGCGGCCAGCGAGGGCGGGAACAGCATTCAGCCGGGTGAACAGCGCAGTTTGCAGGGGGCGAAGCCCAGTAGCCACGGATCACCACCTGCCAAAGTGTCTTGGTGCAGCACGGCGCATTGCCCGCTCACCGGATCGTCTGTGGATCTGCGTCGCCGGACCCATGAACGGCTGGGCTTGCATCTTCGATGTGCCCTTTTCCACGTAGTACGCGTACTTGCGCGTCTTACCAGGGGAAATCTGGACCCATGCCTTGCCTGAGCCGCTGTTCACCTTGGCCTCGATGCTGCGCTGAAGATCACCGGTGCGCTTCGGCGCCAGTTCCTTAGCTGTCTTTTCCAGCTCAGCGGACCACTCGCGCAGTGCCTCAGTTCGAGCCTCATTAGCCCGGCGAGGAAGTTGCAGTAAACGGGCGATCGCAGTACGCAGCCCGCGCACACTGCCGGCCATGGGTCAACCCTCCGTCTGTCGGAGCATGCAGTCAGCGCGCAGGTAGGTACCCGGCATGCTCGGCTGGTAGGTGGCCCGCACCTCAAAGACCTCAGAGCCTCGCCGCAGTTCATCGCCACGGCGTACGTCAGCGGATCCGGCGAGGTACACCACGTGCGAGAGATCGGCGCCGTTCTGTGCTGCGATCACACGCTCAGCGGCAGAGGGCTGACTGAAGCGCGCACGGACAGCGCCGATACTCGCCCAATCAAGGTTCCAGCCACCCATACCGTCATCGCTGCGAAGCTGTCGCCACACCTCAGCGGAGCTATTCAGCAGGTGCCCAACGCGGCTCATCTGCTCACCACCAGCGCAGCGCCACCGCCGAAGCGAGCAGCGAGCGAATCCCGCAGGTAGCGCGGCAGTTCCATGTCCGAGTACGTCACGCTGTAGCCGTACGTCACGGAGTAGTCACCGATGCGTTCCTGAGTCTTTGGCTTGTCAGCAAGGGCCGATTCTGGCGAGTCACGGAACTTGATCAGCGCTTGTCCGGCCATGCGGCAGACAAGATCGATGATGTCCGCTGGCACCTCAGGCAGGCCATGTGTGTACGTGACGTCGACCTCAGCGCCATAGGCGAAGCCGCAGGGACGCGTCAGAGCGCCTGAACGCAGCTTGTAGTCCGAGACTGCCACCCCGTCCACCGCAACCTCTGAGACGGCCGTTACGGGCTGTCCTGGCAGCAGCAGGCGACCTCCGCGACCCTCAAGTTCTACGGTGGACGTGACCTGACTGATCGGCGACCGTGCCGCAGCCCGCACATGCGCTGAGGCGACGCTCAGATACGTGTTGACTGCGGCAGTCTCGGCCGGCTCAACGGTGACGCCACGCGCTGTCAGATCGGCGATAGTCGCCAGCGGGTCAAGCGGCATGGGTCACCAGCCTTCACTTAGCGGCGGAAGTCTTGCGGACTGCGGTCGGGGCAGCCTTGACGAGCGTGACGCTCACTAGCTCCTCGGTACGCACCTGCTTCCTGAGGTGTGCAAGCAGGTCAGAATTCTCGTCCAGCGCCATGCGCACGGTCTGGCCAGAGTTGTTGACGATTTCGACGGGCACAACGGCCACGGATACTCCTCGACTTGTGATCAGCGGGGCAACAGGGAAGCACCTACGAAAGTGGTAGGTGCTTCCCCTCGGTGGCTAGCCTCAGGCAGGCAGGCCGGTCGTAACGTCGACGTCCATCACGGCCAGAGCCTCAGGACGGACAACCTTGGCGCCGTACAGGTGCAGCCCCTTGATCGCGTCGCTGAAGCTGGACTGAGGCCGGTAAGCCTCAACCTTGTTGATCTGCTCAGCGAACGTGGTCGCCATGGCGTGACCGGCAACGACGAAGTTCGACACCTCAGGCGACGTGCCAGCAGTACCGGCCGGGCTGTTCAGCGAGGTGAGGACGTTGAAGCCGAGGATTCGACCAACCTCACCGTTCTTGATCGTCGCCCCACCATCGCCGTACTTCGACGCGTCGATGAATCGCGAGTCCTGAAGCAGCAGCGCGTAGAACTCGGGCGAGACGATCAGGAATCGACCGCTCGTCGGGATCTTCGCCTTGTCCAGCTTGACCTTCAGCGCGAGGACGATCTTGTACGCGGCATCCGGCGTCGCAGCGTCACCAGCGGCGATCACGTTGCCGGCGTTGGCAGTCATGAGGCCGGCCAGGAACACATCTGCCGTGTCGCTGAGCCCGTACGCAGCGTCGCTCGCAGCCTTGGTGAGGAGCTGGCCACCCGAGCGAGTCTGACGCATGTCGACGTCATCGACTTCGAAAGCGAAATACTTGCTCTGGTCGATAACGAGCGTCTGGTCAGTCGTGGTGAGCGTCTGCGGGTCGATCGCAGTGCTGTTCTTGGTGTACGTGCTGATGGTCGGCGCAGACAGCGAACCGATGTGAACCGTGTCGCCGAACGAGGAAATCTCGCCCTCGTAATCACGGTTGATCACGCCGCCCTGCCCGAAGATCTGAGCCTTCCGCAGCGCAACGAAGAGGTCTGCGGACCAAACCTCAGGGATGAAAGTGTCAACGGCCATGCGCTTTTACACTCCTAGTGTGGTTACTTGATGCCGAGAACGTCGTTCAGACGTCCGTCAGCCTTGGCCTTGGCGATGAACTCGGGCGACTTGCCCTTGAGGTCAGCGCGAGTGAGCTGATCGGGGCCAGATGCCTTGCGCTGGGCACCACCATCGCCAGAACCCTGGAAGCGCTGCTTGGCCGTTGCGGCTAGATGCGGCTTACGGGTTAGTAGATCTTCGATCGCAGCAGAAACCTTCTGCGCGTCGACGTCGCCGTCCTCGCTGACCTCGAACCCGGAAAGGTCGAGCAGTGCAAGGGCGTCAGTAGGGTCGGCCAGCTTGCCAGCGGCAGCAGCCTTAATCTCCGCGCGGACAATGCGAGCGTTCAGCTTGCGGTCAGCGTCGGAAGTCTTCGTAGCGCTGGACTCAAGGGCCGCTAGGCGCGCCTCAAGTTCCCTGCGCTTTTCCCGCTCAGCGTTGCGCTCAGCCTTCATCGTGTCGAGCGCCTTCTTACCCGGATCCCCCAGCGCCTCAGCACCAGCGGGGTCAGCCTCAACGACAGGCGCAGTGACCGGCGTGACCTCAGGGCCGTTGGCCGGCGTAACAGTCTCGGCGGAAGCAGGGTTTTCGGGCATGCGTCAACTCCGTTGCGGGTTGTCGTGGCAGCGCATTGCGCGCAGGTACGAAAGTGGGAGGTGGTCGGGCAGAGCGCCCTAGCGGAGATAGCCGTTCTTATAGAGCAGCCGGATAGCCTGCTCTCGTGACTCCGCCTGTTGGTAGATCTCCTCAGGCATCAACCGGGGAGGGCGCTTCTTTTTGCGCGAGCCCGTGCCTGCATAGGTGACCTGCACCGTTTTGCCGAACATCTCAACCTGAGCCATGGCCTTGCGCGCATTGACTACGCTGTAGATGTTGGCGCCATCGTCGATAGCCTTTGCCCCAGCCTCGCCAAAGACCTTGCGCCTTTGCTCTGGGGTCATGTTCTTGAAGGTGTCTTGTGCGTCAACCGGAGTAGGCCGATTGCGTTTCGTCACTGGCTCCATCGTGCAGTCACAGCGCGGATGGCGGAGAAAGCCACTCGACACGCTGTACTCACGGCCAGCGAGAATGATGCAGCGCGAGCATGCCGGAAGTTCGACCACGCGCACATACGCGAGGACTTTCCGATTCGCTACCATCGCCGCCTGGTCTGCCTGTCGCCCGGTATCAGCGACGACAGTGCGCACAACCATGTCCAGGAATGCAGCACCTCGCGCCATTGCGGCACGTGCGCTGAATCCTCTTCGTTGTGCGCTGATTGATCGGGGGCCGGCCTGCGCAAGTAGTTTCAGCGCGTCCCTGCCATCCGGCGTCTGAGCTGCGAACTGCTCAGGGACGATCTGCCCGCCTTGCACTGCTTCCGGCCCCAGTAGCTCGCGCATGAACGTGTGGGTTGATCGGGCTGCGTGCAACTGCCCTCGCTGAACCATTGCGGTCACAGCAGGCAGCAGACGCGCCCAATCTCTTGCCACGTGTTCAGGGCGAACCTTGGCCCATTCGCTCAGTACTGCGCGTGCTGTAGCGTCAGCCAGCGCTTCCCGCGATCGCTGGTGTCGGCGCGCCAGTAGGCCCGTTGCCATCGGTCACGCCCCCTTGCTCTGGGTCCCGAGCCATTAGCGCTGTGAACGCGCCCATGGGGTCTGCCTGTAGTTCCTTATCGCGCATGGCCAGCAGGTCAACGACCTCAGTCGGCGTAAGCCCGTAGCGCAGCGCCAGGAATTCAAACGGAAACCCGATCTGCTTCAGCTTCAGCAGCGAGTCAGTTAGCTGCGCCTGGCTGCGCGACTCGGCATCTGCCCAGAGAACTCGTCCCCCGGCGATTGCCTTGGCCTTGTCGTCGTCACCTTGCGCGAGGGCGATCAGGCGGAACATCTCGCGAAGCGCCTGGCCAAACCAGATCTGCTTTTCCTCAACGCGCTTGACCAGACCGGTTTCAGCGGCCAGCAGAGCGTCACCGCTCAGGTTGGCCATCTTTCCGATCAGGTAATGCTGAGGCGTGCGCGTCTGGGCGGCGATGTGGCCTACCGCAACTTCGATAATGTTGCTGTACGCCTCAAGATTCGCAGCAGTCCACTCAGTGACCTTGACGTTCTCGCCAGTGAAGAACATGACCCGGTCGACCGCGAAACGTTCCATGTCAATCGGACGTGAGCCGACGATCTTGCCTTGTTCGTCCAGGATCGGAATCTCAGGCACCTCAGCGCCCAGGACGATCCGCTGCGGGAACGATGCGTAATCGGCAGCAGTGAAAAGTTGCGCCCAGAGGAGATTGACAGCGTCCTGCATGGCAACCACGCCGCTGATATCGCTGATCGGCTCCTCAGACAGCGTCGGACGATTCGGCAGTTCCACCATTGGGACAACACCCATGGGGTTCGGCTGCGGGTTCGGCTCGGCGCCAGTCTCGCGCAGGTCCCACTTGTTCAGCTCTTCGTCGACAGACTGCATCTGCGGACTCTTGGTGCTGACACCCAGTAGGGGACGCTCGAACTTCCAGACTTCGTCAGCGAGATACAGCGTGGCGAAGCTGCTGGCGCCATCATCCCAGCGCTTGAGGGCCGCGCGACGTCTGCGGCGTGAGCCTGGCCAGTACGCCACGATGCACTGCGACGCATCCTCAAAGGTGACCTCAGGTGTCTCAGGGTCATCCGGGTTGCCCCAGATGAGGACGAAGCTGCGTGCACTGTTGACTGCGCCCAGAAACCCAAGCTGCGAGTCAGCGTCAAGGGCGTTCATCTGCCAGACGCGCCAGGACTCGGAGTCAGCCGAAGTCTCGCCGGCCGGCAGGATGCCATTCACCGTGAGGCGCTCAACCGGGCTATCGCTGACGACCTGAACCCAATTGTCAGCAAAGTCGCGGTATCGGTCGCCGTGGAATTTCCGGAACTGATCCGACGCGAAAGCTAGCGCCTGCTTGCCTCTGTAGTAGTCGGAGTGCCGCTGAATACCGGGCCGGCGATTCATTAGCTCATTCTCAAGTAGCTGAACCAGCGCAAGGGCTTCGCCGTGAGTAGCCATCACACTCCTTTCCGGCGTCACGCCGACATATACAGGGGTTTTTTGCGGAGCAAACCAGCGGCAATGGCGTCGCAGGCTGCCTCATGGGTGAGCACGCTGACTACGGCCATATCGATCTTCCGGCGCGCCTCAGGCTTGGCGAGGACATACCGATCAGCGGGCCGTGCAGCCATTCGTGCGTTGAAAATGTGGCGCTCAGTGATCGGGCACCCGTCATGGACGAACCCGCTGTCGCGCTTGATGATGTCGGTTTTCAACCGTTCAGCAGCGGCATGCATCTGGACTGGCCGGCGAGTGTGCCAGCGAATGACGCGCCGATCTCCGTAGCGCTCTGCCCACTGGTCGACTTCTGTTTCCCAGTAGGGCGGATCGCAGTACATGAGTTTGACGTCATAGCTGCGGAATAGCTCATCCATAGCCGCATCGACTTCTAGGCGCGGAACCTGTCCGCCCCACTCAGCGGGATCCCAGACCGTAGGTAGCGCTGAAGGCCCGTAGGTGGGGGTGAACTGGAAACCGTCCAGCGTTTCAGCGCGAATGCCAGTCCAGTCATCCGAGTCCGAGCCATCGAAGCCCAGTACGATCGGGATCTTCATTAGCTTGTAAGCGCTGGGCGCTGGCTTCTCACGGCTGGCGTCAGCCCGAGACACCCAGGCAGAGTGCTCAACCCAGGCGCCATGGCCGGCGACGACTCGGTTACCGAAGAATCGCTCTGCCTGGCCAGGGTCGGTTTCGAGTAGCTCGGCGACCTCAGCCTCAATGGCGTCAAGGTCAATGTGAGGGCAGCCGGCGTAAACGGCCTTGTGGATCTTCCGGCGTTCGACCTTGTTGCGGTAGCTCAGCGTGGGAGGTGCCTGCGGAAAGAAGCGCAAAACGTCCTCAGCGGCACCTTCCGCAGTGCGCTGGGCGGTGCTGTACTCGCTGGGGTCATACGCGTTCGTCGTCTCCATGCTGCGCCCTGACATACCTGCCAGGCCACGGCGCATAGTCTCGGCGACCTTGATCATCTTGTTCGTGGCGTTATACGTGCCTGTCTCGTCCTGAATGGCAAACGTGATCGGGTTACCAAGTCGGGACTGAGCGGAGGACGTCACGACGTCAATCCGGCCTTCATCGCCAACCTTGACGAACCCCTCGCGCACGTTCATCACAGCGGAGCAAGGGCCGTGCTTGATCATGGCCTTCAGCGGCCGATAGACGTTCGCCACCTGATCTTCGGACGTCGCCAGCAACTGAATCAGCGGCGTGGGCTGCGGCATGGCCATGGGCTCGCCAGCGGCATACTCGTACAACCAGCCGCAGGGGCATCCCCAGTCGACACAGCGGTACCGCTCGCCACCCTCAGCGAAGCCAGCAAAGACAGTCGGGCCGGCAGCCTCAGCGAGCACGACAGCAGCCGCAAACGGCCCCTTGCCGCTCTTCTGAGGCATGATGATCTGCGCGCGTCGGTAGGTGAACGCCGTGCTTCGCTGACCTAGCTCGGCCTCAGGGCGCACGGTGTAGAAGTCAGCGGCGACCTTGAGTTGCCAGGGCAGTAGTTCGAAGGGTTCGCCCTGCCGAAAGCCATCGGGGATGACTGCGTGTGACTCGATCCACGCCAGCGTGACCAGCATCGGCGTACCGTCAGCCACCCTGCACCGCCCGTAGGCGCTCCGCCAGGCTCGTGACCTGCGCAGATGGGCCAGCGCTAGGAGCGTCCTCGCCGGCGTCAACCGCTGCGATCGTCCACCTGTTGCGCTGCATGCCGCTGATGCTCAGCCCGAGCGACTCGGCGAACTGCTTGACCTGACCCCAGACGATTGCGCTAGAGCGCGGTGACTCTGCGCGTACAAGCAGTCGCACATAGCTAGCGACCTCGAAGTCTTGGTGTAGCTGCTCCCACATGACTGCCTGAGGTGTCTGCCAGAGACGTTCCCAGAGCGCTAGCTCACGCGGGGTGGCCATGTCCAGCGGGAATGCCGGCTCTGGCCCGTCACGGCCCTCAGCGGGTAGGGTGACCCAGCCATCTGCCTGCGCCTTGTGGCTGCGCTCAGTCGACGTCGGGGCCGGCCCGCTGCGTACTCGTGCTCCGCCCTTAGCCATGCTGATCACCCCCTGGTCTGGACATGGCAGTGCGCCCCTGGCCGGCTAGCCAGAGGCGTTACGGTCTGTAGTGCTACGCGGTGTGACGCCGGTCACAGTCAGTGGTCTGAACCGGGCGGACCCGACAGCGCCCTCCCCCGCGTCTGACCTCCCCTAGGGGGCAAGGGGTACACCCCCACCCCTACCAGGCGAATCGGACATCAGGGACGTTCACTCAGCGTGAGTGACAGCGCGTGCGCATCGAGCGCTTCGGCGTCGTCTGGCCGGCCACATCCACAGCGCTCAGCCCAGGTGCATACGCAGTAGGTCACACCATCGTCGTCTGTGATCATGCTCGGTCGTTCCATCCACCAGGCTGAGCATGTGCAGTAGCGCGCGAGTGACACGCCTTGGTCATTGCTCTGAGGTTGGTCCAGTCATGGCCACGCGGACCAATGGGCCCGAGTCCGTCTATGTGGTCGACCTCAGTAGCAAGGGGTCTCAGCGGCATAGGCTCAGCGGCATGCTCAGCGCACTCACACAGCGGATTGGCTTGCAGGTAAGCCTTGCTCGTGCGCTGCCAGCGTGAATCACGGCCCCTGTTCTTGCGCGGACTGCGTTCAGCAGCGGCACGCGCCTTGCAATCAGGGCATCGGCCGGCCGGATAGACCAGTTCGGGGCAGCCAGGGGTTGAGCAGACGCTACGGGCGACCATGCTGCGTCACCCTCCTACGAAAGTGGTATGTGCTTCGGCGCAAGCGCGTACAGAACCGACCAGACGACCGACCCTGGCACTTGCGCCGCGTGCGGGTAGCAGGGCTCGAACCTGCGACCTCTGGTTCCCAAAACCAGCGCGCTAACCAACTGCGCCATACCCACAGCGCGCTGACGCGTCGCCACCGTGGTTACGGCCAGACGTGCGCCAGCGCAGTCCGCTGAGAGGGATTCGAACCCCCAAGGGCTTTCGCCCAGCAGGGTCTAAGCCTGCCGTGTATTCCGTTCCACCATCAGCGGGTGTGCGGCTAACCTGAAGGGCCGCAAGGTTTGATCTGTGCGAAGCTTTAGGGCTACTCGCCGCCCGTTCCACTGATGACTAGTCAGGGAGTTGGGGCCGGTTTCACCCAAGGCAGAGCATCGGCCAGCCGGTCAAGGCCAGTGGTGAACTGCCTGCGCGCCCCGTACCGGATTCGAACCGGTGACATCCTGGTCGACAACCAGGCGCTCTGACCGCTGAGCTAACGGGGCAAGAGGTGCTGCATACGTGTGTCTCGTGACCAGCGACCCTCTAACAGATCCAGCCTGGTCCGTGCCTAGCACGCGCAGCACCGCTCAGTGGCTCAACCCTGGGAGAGAGGGCAGGGGAGCCGGCTGAGCACAGGGTCAGAGGCCACAGCCCGCCGTTGCGGTAGTACCTGTGTGCGCGGGAACATCTCCGCCCTATACCATATAGATAGCGAGTGGATTGCCTAGTGACGAAGTGCTGAAGTGAAGTGCGTTCGGGTTTCCCCTTACATATATAGGTAGATCTCAGATGACTGTCATTTCGTCACTTCATCACTAAGTGCAGGTCAGAGGGTTGTTGATCTTGTGCGCTGGGTTTGTGTTCGTCACCGCCCCTCGCGCTGTACGGGCAAAAGTAACGGGCCGTGACCCTTCCGAGTCCGGCCCGTAACATATGATGTGTGACGCGGATCACTGGGACCGTATCCACTTCAGCGCAAGTGCCGCCTGCCTCAGTGCCTCAGGTGTGTTCCCGAGTTGATCAATGGCCAGCATGCAATCAGTACAGACGCCCTCGCCTCTGATCCCCACACCGCACGTCGCGCACTTGTCCTCTTGGATCCCGGCACGTCGACGCCGTTGTCTGTCAGCCTGGCATTCGTTGCACTGACTTCCGCGCCCGCTAGGCATGCTCGGGTTGACAGGGAAGGCACCTACGGACTTGGTAGCTCCGCAGCGTGTACATGTGGCGCTGATACTCACGCGCCCTCCAGATACTTGACCACCTTCACAGCCCGCTTTAGTCCCTCAAGGTCGCCCAGGACGAACACAGCGGCGCGACAGCGCGAGCAGAGCCCCTCGCCCTCGATCGCTGAGCCACACACGGCGCACTTGTCTTTGCGGATGCCGGCTCGGTAGGCAGCCATCTGCCGGGCCTTGACCTCTGCCGGCACCTCTGCCTCACGCTTCCGCTGTTTGGCCGCCCGACACTCCTTGCACTCTGATCGTGGCTGTCCGTCGCTCCGCTTGCTGAACTCGGATGCCGCCTTGAACTCGCCACATCCGGTGCATGTGCGCTTTGCGATCAC